TTATTCATCCACCGAGCGTTTGCCGGGGCGGACAGGGTCATTGCTGGTCCTCGCCGGGTGTGGCGGATCAACTTGCGGGTCGGACAGATCAGGTGAATCCGGATCGAATCCGAGCTCATCGTCGACGCCATCTTCATGACTGTCTCCACCCTTCTGTGAAAAATTGCCCGGTGCGTCGGGATTAATAGCCATCTCGATTCTCCCTGCTGAGTGCATGTGGCATGCAAGTTCAGGATTGGGATAAGAAGGCTGGACGAGAGTGCCCATGAATGGACGAATGGTCTACAGCCTTTAATGAGTCACCGGTAGCCCACATGCCCTCTATCAGCAGGGCGAGCGCGGCAGCATTAAGGTCCGCCGCAAACAGTGACTCGCCAACGACCTTGTATTACTGGACCGAACAGCCATCGCACAGAAGATACGGAGCGCAAGAGCATGTGGATCACGATCGAACAGATCCCCGAGAAACAGACCGCTGTTTAGTTGATGATCAGCGCGCAGGCGATCAGCGACAGCCCCAAACCCGTAAAAGCCGGAATGTTGTAAAAGAGCCCGACGGCCAGCACGGGCACCCCGATGACAAACGTCGGATCGCGAAAAAAAGCGAAAGCTCTCAATGGCGCAGCTCCTGAACGATGAGCGAGCAGCATAGCACCGCCCCACCGAAAGGATGATGTCCCAAAAAAGTCCCAGCCATGAAAAAGCCTATCCTGACAGATTGGGATAGTTATTGAACTAAACGATGGACCCAGCGCGTAAGCAGACGAAAATAATTCAGTGCTGGGTGCTAGTCGCCAATCGTCTATATAACTGACTTCGAGCGCCAATTCACTCGCGCTGATTACCCCCCATCTATCCACATGTCTGCCGATCTACGGCGGGTGATCAAGCGATGCTGAGGAGTTTTGCGGGGGGCTTTTCATCGGCTTTGAGATACAGGTAATCGCGCCAACTTCGAAAGGCGCGCTGCTGCCGATCAAAGGCTTCCTGCCATTCCACAGTGCCGACCTGGTCCACGCCCAGAGCCATCATCTGCTCGGTTGCGTCATCCAGTTCTTTGACGAGGTCGAGCGCATTAGGTGCATCACAAACTTTCGGTCGCATAAATTCCATTTCCTTTGGCTATCCCATTGAGTAGCCAACCTCTTGATAGTGCTCGGGTTCCGACGAGCGGTTACATCATCTGCAACTATATCCCGTATTTGACTACGGGCAGGAAACGCCTGCGTCTCTGCCAATCGTACTAATCAAATACTCACCACACACTGGCCCCAATGCTCACCAAGCTGGAGGAGAAGAAGAAGAAGTCGAGCCGCAAGCCGTACCCGATGTCACGGGATAAGAGGTCGATTATGTCCGGCGAGTTGCCGGCGCACTTGCAAACGATGGCTTTGTTCAAGGTGAGCACGGGCTGTCGCGAGGAGGAGGTGTCCAAATTGAGGGCGGGGCTGCGAGATACCGGTACCGGAACCCAGCACCCGGGCAGCGGGTGTCACAGAGGAAGAACGCAAGGCTTTGCTCGGGCACAAGAACGGCAGCATCACCAGCCATTACTCCGGCGCGGAGCTTGGAAAGCTGATTGAGACTGCAAATATGGTAACAGCTACCGACTCACGCGGGCCGGTCCTGACGATCTTGAAGAGGAAGATAGGATGAAGTCCCGAAATTCCCCCGAAGCATGAAAAAGCCCAACCTGAAAAGATTGGGCTAAGTCATTGAAAAATATGGTCGGGACGGAGTGATTCGAACACTCGACCCCTAGCACCCCATGCAAGCGGACTGGCCTACAGCCCGCATAAAATAAGGCTCTCCGGCTTGGCGTTCGCTGCAACGATGCCTAACCGCGTTTTACTGTAATTCACTATGTCACTCGGAAAGTCACTGTGGCTTTTTAGCCATGTCCCCGGCGTCCTGCCGACGTTCACCCTCTCCCTCTTATTATCTGAATGCCATCCTCCGGATGCCTGCCGCCATCGAAAAGACCGAGGAGTTCGGCCTCCTCCCATTCGAGCAATCCCCAGAGCCTGGCCGCATCCGAACGCTCGAGCATTTCGTTCAGCTCTTCGGCGCAGACCTGGTTCCGGCGGCGCGCGAGCATTGCCAGTTCGACCAGCTTGCGCCGGTGAGCCTCCGGGTCTGTGACCAGGTCGTCGCGTGACTTGATCGCCGACCACCAGTCGGCCAGCGGGTTCTCACTCAAGGCGACACCACCACGATTGTGCATAAAGTGCGTCGTCAATCATCTCGACCCCGGTCAGGTTCATCCCGCCAGTGGCCATGCCTGTTATGCGCACGTCCAGCAGTCTTGGCAGAATGTTCTCTCCAGGCGCCGAGCTGAATATCCATGCGGTGGTCGTCGTGCGGCCAAGCAGATTTTCATGCGACTCGATGATCTGCACGTCTCCGCGGATCGGTGGGATTTTCGCCAATTCCTTTTTATCGACGGCCACGCCGAGGCGCCGTCTGGGTGTGATTAAGAAATACATAGCCATACTCGATACTGTATATGTGTACAGTTAACGAGAAGCGATGGTGCAGGGTCAATACTGTATGGGATGACCGTCGACAGATCGCATTCGCAGGGATCGGCGGAAGCTACGCTCCTTAAGTCGGCAATTATGTGACGCTGGCTACTCTGCTACCCTTCGTCTTCAATCATTGAAAAAAAGGAATAATCAATGGCAGCTTACGACAACGCGGACACCGCACATCGGGACTTCTTGTACTTCAACGGGAAATTCCAACGGGTATGCAGCAACTTCGTTTCTTTTTTTGAGCAGTTTACGACTGATCAATTGAGGATCGATGGCCTTTCGACGACCCTCGAAAAGGACGCAATGAAATTAACCGTGACCGTTTATGGTCGAGAGTTTGTAGCGGAGATGGCGGCCCTGACCAATGGATCTGATATCAACGGGCAAGTCGACTTTTCGGAGGTGAATGGATCTTCCCGCCGCTGGGTCGACAGTTTCATCATAACTTCTGGTGGACATATTACTGACCAAGCGGGCAAGACTGTCATGCCTGTCCACGATTGGTCCAGAAATCAGTGCCTCTTTTTCTTGAACCTCGTCCATCAAGGACTGAGCAAGCCTCTGGATAGATACGCCCCGGCCAACGGATGATCTCTGCACTATGGCGCCGCCCTTCCATCGGGTGGCGCTTCTTCATTTATCCGGCTTAGTCACTGTGCCCGGCTCAACAGCGAACTGAGTGACGATGGCGTTCTGTTTCTGCGACTCCTTGGTCACGCCGAAGTAGAAGCCAAGGGTCTGCTTTAGTTCGCTGAACCACAGCCCGATCAGTAGTGAGATCGTGCTGGCCGCCACTGGGTTTTGCAGTGCTTCCAGACCGATGCCTGTGAAGATGCATACCAGGATCGACAGAGCGCCCAGCAGCAGAATGATCGTTACGGCTGGCCTGATCAGGTCATTCGGCTGCTGCGCGGCAAGCTTTCGGGCACTGTCCCGGTCGGCTGCTTCGGCGGCGAACTGGGCGCCCTCTGCCTGCAACCGATTGTTCTCCGCTGTCACGGCCAACTGCTGCAGCTGAACCTTGGCGTTGATCTGCAGTTCCTGAATCTTTGCCAGAGCGTCTGGGTTTCCGGCCAGAACTGCATTCACCGACTCAGGATCGTTCGGCACGTTCAGGGCGCTGGCCACGAGTGCGCCTACCGCTGCACCGGCCGGGCCACCGAGTAGTGTGCCGACAACTGGTGCCGCACGACCTACCATGCTTCCAATATCTGACCAGTTCATGCCAGCACCCCGCCCGCTGCCTTGTACTGGGCCAGAAGATCCTCAAGCTTATGCTCGCGCTGACCGTATCCCGCCCCGGGCAGACTGGCCCAGATGTTCCGGCACTTCTGGATCGCGCTTTCGATCCTGCCAGCCTTGATGTCGTCCAATGCCCGGCGCTCTTTGATCAGTTGGATAGCCCAGCGGTCCTGACTGACTGGACCGAAGTCCGGCAGCTTCAACTGGTCCCGGTAGTGCGCATAATCCCTCAGCATGAACTGATAACGACCTGATGCATTCGAGGTTTGCCCGGATTTGCTGAAGACCTTGGATTTTCGCCCACTGGCAAATGGGTGAGTGCTGTAATCGGTGAACAGCTCAAGCTTGCCGTCTGTCCCGGTCACGATGACGTTGTAGCCATCATCGGAACGCTTCAGGTAGTCGCTTCCCAGTTCAGACCATGCGAGAAGATCGAGAAAGGCAAGGACGTTTTGCCCGCCAGCCGCTTCCGCTGAGATTCTTGCCATGTTTTCCTCCAGACACAAAAAAGCCCGCTCGTAAGCAGGCTCTGTGACTGGCCGATCATGTCCAGCGATTAAACGGTGTTGATCTGCTCCTGCACCACACCTTCATTGGTCAGCGTGGTGTTTGGTATAAGCGCTTTCAGTCGTTCAATTTCGGCGTTCGCAGCTGTCAGGTCAGAGTTCAGGTTGTCTATTGTCGCCTCGGCCTCTGATAGATCCGTGGTCAGGGATTCCGTCTTGCCTTGCTCTGCCGCGAGTGCGGTTGAAAGAGTCTGGTTTTGGATGATCGTATTGGCGTTGACCTCGCCGAGAACATCGCTGAGCTTTTGCCCATCCTCACCTTCCACAATTGCGAGTTGCTGGGGCGGATTTTCCTGCGTAGCGAACGGCAAACCGTCCTTGGTTGTCACGGTGAGAGTTCTCAGGAGAGCACCCGAAAGCTCTCCGCGATGAGGCTTCTGATCGCTGAACCGAAGCAGCACCTCATAGAAAAACGTTTCTTCGTCGTAGACTGGCATGGCTAGCTCACTGTGGTAGTTGTGTTGATGATTTGCCAGACGGTCCCATTAGAGCGACAGGTTTTTGCCCCGCCTGTGGCATTGGTCACGTCAATGAAATAGCCGTTGTAGAGAGACGCGGATGGAAGAGTGGTAAGCGTGTATTGTGCCCACCTGCTAGGTAAGGCCGCGTAGAACCCATTAGGCATCGAGATGCGACCCGCATCGTCAATCTGAAGCGCAACTGATCGTGTTGTATCTCCGCCTTTCACTGTGGCGAACTGGAACAGCGCGCCTCGGTTTGTCGGGCCTTGATCTACACGGGAGAAAGCCTCAAGCACCACGTTCGCATACGTTTGACCGTCTGAGCCCAGAGTCTGGAAGGAAAAGCTGCCAATCTTGTCGTTGTTCAGTACAGGCAGTGGTGACGCTGCTGTTCCACGATTTCGCTCCACGATCATGGAGGTACTTGCGGTAGTGCTGTACGTCCGCATGGTGACGTTGCCAGTCCCTGTCGGGTTGCTTTGGTCAAGCTTAAGATCCAGTGCGGCCTGTTGCGGCGCACTCACCGGTTTCACCGCATCAGCCGTGTTGTCAGCACTCCCAAGTCCGACCATCGCTTTCGTGACTTGCTGCCAGCTTGTCGTCGCCTGATTCCAGACGAACTGCCCCGCTACCGACGGGATCGGCGTCAACTTCCCGAGGTCTCTATTGACCGTCATAAATCACCTGTCGAACAAATAGCCGCGCACCTGAATGGTCAGGCCGCCGAGCGTGATAATTCCGTTGAGGAAGTAGTTGAGCAGCTGATTGCCGTTCACTTCCACGTCGAACTGGCCTGCTTGATTCGCCTTCACGAAAAGCAGGTAGTTCGTGGTCGACAGCGTTCCGTTGTCGGGCGTACCGATATACGCGTCACTGGTCGATGTGTTGTTGATCAGGGTGTACATCAGGCGGCATGTCATGGGGACGACGGCTGATGCGTCAACCAGCGTTGGCGTGGTGCCGGTCGCGATGTTGAGCAAGCGCGATTGCGCGATAGCGGCTCCACCGGGCGGCACGAAACTGATGCGGTTCGCTCTGTCACCGACCCGGCTGTGCAAGAAGGCGAGAGTTACGCCACTGGCGTTGAAATACAGCGACCCGAGATATCGGCGGGTCGGATCGTTCGACTTCGTCCGGGCTGTACCTTGGTATGGATCTGCCGGGGCGGTGGCCGAGTATTCGAAGGCCAGCACACCGTTGTCGTTTGCCAGGTAGAAGTGGCGCCAAGCGCTGGTCACCCCGCTCACGACCACGCTCAGGTCACTCTGCAGTAATGCCCTTCCTTGGTTCGGCAGGTAGGCATATCCACTGGACACGCTGACTGTCTGCCCATCTGAAGCCACGCTGAGCTTCAAGCCACGTATGTTAGCGTCGTTGACGTTGTATGCCATTACGTTGTCACCACCGTTAGGTCTTGGACTCGAACCCAGTTCGTGCCGTTGCTGACTACCATCTGCGGTCCGCCGCTGACGTCGCTGCACCAACGGACCTTTCTCGCGTTGGCTGCTGCCCCCATCGTATTGAGCTGGGCCACTGTGTAGCTGAGCAGGGCATCGTCCTGGGCGCGAACGGACCCGATTACCAGGACGGACATGATGTCGCTGGTTGTCAGTGCGCCAGAGGCCAGAACGATGTTGGCGCCGTCGGTTGCGGTGTAGTCGCCCGGGGCCAGCAGTACGCCGTTGAAGAATGCGACGATGGATCCGGCGGTGTAGCCATTCGGTACTGCGTATGAGGTCTGGCCGACCGACGTCGTGGTGATTGTTTCGGTGCGGAATACGCCGGTGCTCAGTTGCGCTTGGAGCTTGCCGACAGCGGCCAGGAGGGTGTCAGCGGCTACGACCGGGGTCTTGTCGGTGAAGACGACACCCGTCATCGGTGTGGTGCGGACCTGCGCTTCGGTGAAACCTGCTCCTGCTACCAACGCAGTGCCGTCAGCCTTGGTGTACCAGAGGCACTGCCATCGCGAAGAACCGCGATTAATGAACTTGGCCTTATCTCCAAGCGCAGTTGTTCGGTCGACGTTTCCGGGCAACTCTAAAATACTGGCTGCATGGGTAAGCACAGTACCGGCAGCAAAGACTAGGGTTCGGCGAGCCCCGGTAGGTGCCCCAGTCATTGAGGATATGTTGCCCGACAGAACAATGCCGAAATCAGATGTTGCTGGGGTCCAGTCAAGAATTCCCGATCCAGACGGATTGCCTGTCGCGAAGGTGTAAGGGGAGGCTTGGTTGAACGGCCCAGTCATCTGGACGGAGCCGTCCTTTTTGAAGTCGCCGGTGCCGCCACCCAGTTGTTCTTGGGATGCTATATCCTTTGGATCAGATCTAACGCCGACGTGCTTCATTACGCGATTACCGTTACGCGGTACTGCCCCGTGGTTGGGGCTGTGCCGAAGGTGAGCTGAACGGTGTTTACAGTATTTGCCACCCAGTCGGCGATGACACCTGCGTTGGTCGAGACTTCTTTGACGCTAACTGCAACGTCCTGAGAGTTGAGGCCGTGAGTGATGGTAAGCGTGGTGGCGGTACCGTCACCGATGGTGGCGCTGGACTTGCGTGCTACGACGGCCGGGTCGGCAGAGATGACGCCGCCGGAAATGAGGATTCCGTTGCCCGCGCTGTAAGCCGAACCGCCGCCTACCTGAACGAAAGACAGAACAGTCGTGCCGATGGTGATTGGCCCATCCGTGCCGTTTAGCCAGACCTGGTTCCCTTGAGCCGTGCCTTCGCTGACGAAGGTAGCCGCTCCGAGTGCTTCGGCACCGGTATCGAAGTCAGTCGAGCGAGTCCAGGCGCCAGTAGCTGCGACGTAAATGCCATTTGCCGCACCGGCCGTTTGGTTCTTGACCAGCACCCGATCGCCCGCCACAACGCTGACACCGTCGATAGTCTGGGCGCCAGAAAGCGTGATATTCGCAGTTGTTGCGACTCGTACAGGCTGCTTCCATGAGTAGCCCTGCACGGCAGCGTTGAGCTGAGCAACCGTGGCTGCGTCTTGAGGGTTCGTCCCGTCAGCCAGATTTACAACCTTGAACCCATTGGCGTCGAACTGGTTTGTGATTTTCATGCGTGCCGCCTCAATTTAGATACGCCACGCCCGCGAACGGGATGCCGTGGGTTACTTGAACAATGTCACTGCTGACGTAGGTGATATCTGGCTCGACCTGCCTTCCCTGCCCATCAGTCACGGTCACTGAGGGGAACCGATCAAGGTTGTGCGGAATAGTCCAGGTGGTGAGAGGTATGTTCTGTGGCCAGACGAAGGTTGAACTTGCACCAGCGCCTGATTTACCAGGCGCGCCGCGCTGACCAGCCATGATCGTGAAAGAGCCGCCGTACTCGCGACGGATCAGGCATCCGGTCGAGCCCCGCACAACGAACGCGGAATTCACTTTGTGACCTCGGCGCCGATCGTGACCTTGCTCACCTCGGTTACCGGATAGACGTTCCCATCAGGCGTGATCAGCTCAAGGTCATACACGCCGCGCGACCAAGTGATGCCGGCAGTGACGGCTGGGGATAGCCGGACAATGAGCGAGGCTAGGCTGGAATCGACTTCAATTTCGCCGTCAGGCGCGGTTGATGGGTCCGAGTTCAGGGTCAGAAGCAGGCTTCCGTCGACACGATCACGAATCTGCATGCGTGCAGAGCAGCCCGTCAGATCGAATGGGTGGTTGAAGATCACCGAGCCGCCGCTGGAATACGGGCGCCATTCATCCGCACGGACTGTGTTCAGTTCAATGGTGTTGGCGTCTACAGTGGTCGCGATGTAGTAGGCGTCGTCCTCGGTATTCAGCTCAACTGGCTGGCGAACGCCTTCAATGCGGATCGGCCAGCCATCAGGGATCGAGTGAGCGGGTACTGTGAGGCGAATCGGCGCAATGCTTGGCATGGCCGAAATGGGCTTGTAGACCAGGTCATGATCGGCGTACCGATACATGAACTCGAAAGTCTTGCCCTTGACGATGTTGATGTCGACGACGGGGGCGCCCATGGAAATCTCCTGCGATTTCCGGTGAGCGTATGTGACTGGATTGCTAGGGGAAGGGTCCTATTTAAGGGCGTGCCCATTCAAGCCATCAGTAACAGGACAAGCGACCGAAGCCTTTGTCCCGGCACTCGAAGGGCTGGCGAGCAGGGGGCGTATACTGAGGCGCCTGGCGGATGATGATCACTGGCGGCGGCTGCTCGATCCCGGCAGCGATTCTCGCTTGCCGCTCAGCCCGAGCCTTTTCTGCGGCTTCCCTCTTCTGCTGCTGGATGCCCATTGAGCTAGTGCTGTCGGGGATGATGGTGAGAGTGCCAGCGTTCGTCATGGCGGATGCCAGTGCGAGACATAAGAGGATGATGTACTTCACGACTCAGTTCCTTGTCGAGACTTGATGAGGCGCCCAGGCTTAGAGGCGCCGATTATCATCAGTATCGGCAAGTCGGTTTGGATCTTGAGATTTAGGTGGTGTGCGGCCCAGCGCCTATCGATCAGCGCGTGCAAAGCCTTCGATGCTCCAGACGAAGGCCACGCCAAGAAGATATAGGACCACTACCGGAACTGCGCCGAACAGGAAGAATGACTGCAGGGCGCCATCCCTGTACTCAGACACCACTGCAATGGTGCCAATCAGCCAAATTACTGACAGAACGAACCACAGTCGGCGAAATCCTGTCTTGTATGCAAACTTCACCTTCACTTCGTGCATGACGCCCCCAAGGTTAGGGCGTCATGATAGCCCCTAAGGCGAGACGACGGTAGGCGGTAGCTCAATCGCCTCATTTGGCGGTTGTGTGTTCGTAGTGAAATAGGCAACTGGACCAATTGCACGCACCTGAGCCTTCGTGTTCTCGCCGGCTGCTGCGAACCATTTCTTATAAGCCAGCGTTTTCATCAATTGTGCCTCTCGCGCCCTCATACGACCGAGCTGCGCACCGTCAGTGTTGGCGGCTGTGTAGATTGCGTCCCGGAACTTGGGGCTGGCAAGTAGGCTTTCAGCCGCATCCTTGATGGGCGTTTTTTCCCTTGAGAAGACTTTGGTCATAACGCCTACAGTCCCTGCGCCGGCAAATCCTAAGCTGCTAGTGACACCTTCGGCCACACCCACCTTTTTCACCGTGTCGTAAACCTTTGCGAGCAACCCGCCCTCATCAGCGAAGTTCTGAAGCAGATTTATGGAATTCAGCCGGCCGGTAGTGATGCGCTCTTTTGAAGCTTCACGCATACCCCTGGCAACTGTAGCTATATCGTCCAGTGTCTTGGCGGCAGCAGGCGGCAGGTACTGGGTTAGACGGCTCTTTGCAGCCTCATTTCGGCTGAGGCTGTCGTACCAGTCCACGAACCCCGGCGCGCTGAGCTGCTGCTGAGCCCCGCTGCGCTTTGTAAAGGCGTTATGCAGGGCGGTGAGTACGGCCTCTTGGCGAAGATTGTTGGGGATCAGGGTGACCAGTTTGTCGAAATCCTTGAAATTGCCGCTTCCCAGCTTCTCGACCGCGCTGCCGAAGGTGGAGCTGATCGCGCCAGTCATGTCTTTACCGATCGCCTGAACCAGCCCGTCTTCCAGGTTCTTGCGCTGGGCGACGACAGACTTTGCTGCAGTGAACGCATCCCCTACCCCGGCTGCGTCAGCCACTGCCTGCTGATCCTTGCTCAGATTCGCATAAAGAGCATCCAGAGTCCGAGAACTGGATGACGCGAACGGCCCTCGACCCTTGTAACCGTCGCCTACCGACTTTCTGACCGAGTCAAGTGCGGCGTAGGTCGGGTAGGTAGTTATGGTTTGCATTGTTCCCGGAACGAGAGGATTGGGAACGGTCTCTACCTTTGGCGACAGAATTCTCAGGGCCTTACTTTCATCACCGGAAAGCAGCGGCGCGCCGCCGAAGTCTGCCGATCTGCCTTGTATGTAGGCGATAGTCGAATCCGCAGGCGCCGGAGTGCGAACTGGTATAGCTTTTTGCACATGGGTGTACAGGTCTTCGGCCTGTTTATTGAGTCCAGAAATCGTGGCTTGGCTCTGAATTCGAAACTTGTCTGAAAACTGACTCTTGTCGAGCGATCCGCCATAGTCGGTGATGAGGTCGTCGGCCTTCTGGGCCAGGGCCTGTGTTGCCTCTTTCTGTTGAGCGTTGAGCGTGCTACCAGGTATGGACGCCAGGGCCTGCTCAACCTCACGATATGATTGGCTGCGCGAGTATTGGGATGGAATCAGTTGGTCTTTGATGCCCAGCCGCTCAGCAGCCTCAAGGATTTGCTGATTGGGCGCTACCTCATCCGCCAGCCCTGCGAGCTTTTCAGCCTGGGTGCGCGGCGCAGCCTGTGCGGCCTCCCCAAGCGCTTGGACTGCTCCGGCACGATCTGACGCTACATCACTGGTCCCGCCGGCAAGATTCGCTGCATCCTGAGCGTCTTTAGTCGTCTGGATTGCGGTGCGCTGAGTGGCGAGCTCCGTCTCAGTCTTGTTCGCTGCCGATCGGGCGAGTTTCCCAGCACCGCCAAGAACGGCTGGGAGCGCTCCGCCGAGTGCAGCTCCTACAGCCGCCCCGGTCGCCGTTTCAGGCAGGCGCTCAAGTGCATCGCCCTCGGCCGAGCCGAAGCCGTATGCCCCACCATAACCTGCCCCGTAAAGTGCGCCCTTACCGACATTCGCTGCTAGAGACGCGCCTGCTGTGGTGCCGCCCGTGGCGAGTGCCGGAACGACCCCTCCAATTAACCCACCGGCTACAGATGCAACGGGGTGCTGATCCTGTCCAGCCTTCAGCAGCGCACGCTGATTCGCCACGTTTTCGTCGTAACGCTGACCAAATGTAGATGCTGCAGATCCGTTCGCCTCAATGGGGATAATGGGCTGAACTGCAGCGTCCAGGCCGGCCAGTATCTCGTCTTGAAGGCCAAACGTAAGGCCGTCTCCCGCTCCGCGCACAAATGCCTCGCCTGTTCCGACATCTGGGGGATTGGCGGCTGGCGGAGGGGGCTGGGAATTGGTGGCGCCTGGTCCCGTAGCGGCAGACTCAACCGGCGTAAATGCACTGAGCCACGAATGATCATCCGTACCCGTAGTCGCATTGCTCGCCCCGGGTGTCGAGGGAGCGAGAGTTGCGGGCAGGGCATCCACTGGAGCGTAATCTTTTAGCCAGTCATTATCTGCCATGGTCATTTCCTGTACTGCTTACCGTCGGGGCCAATGAAGACGCTACCAGCCGGAAGCGCGTCGGCCTGGGCTTTTGACGTAATGGTTGGAATCGCAGGTGCGGCTTGGGAAACTGCCGCAGTCGATCCGGATGGCTGGGAAGCGGCTGCCGGCGCGCCGATGCGATCGCGGGATGCAGCAAAGGTTGAACGAATGTCTGCAAGCGACTTGCGGAAAGCGTCTTCACTCATCTTCGGCGAAAGCGCTCCGATGGAGTCTGAGAGCTTTTTGCCCTCAGCGTCTGATAAGGCTCCGGCGCCCTTGAGTAGAGCGACCTGCGGCAAGAAGCTTTGCGCTTTCAATGTATCGAGCCGAGCCTCGAAGTCTGCTGCCGCCGAACCGGGTCGCGTCGGCAGAATCGAGGAAAGTCCCACGGCAGATGCCAGTCCCGGATCTTCGTCAATGCGAGGGCCGGTCGGATTCTTCGGATCGACTTTTGTGCCAAGAAGGGAGTCAACCGATGAAAGCGCCTGATCTATAGTCGCGACCTGTCCTGCTTGGGTTCGCGTTCTGTCCTGGGCCGCTTGCTGCTGGGCCTGAGTGTTCTGAGCCAGCTGCTGCTGCTTTAGCTGTCCGTCAGCCTGGGTGTTTGCCAGTTGGGCCTGTGCCTGCTGAGTCTTCAATGAGTTGGCGCCGGTAGGGTCAACCAGCGTCTGGTAACGCTGCTTTTGCTCCGGAGTGGCGTTCGGCGCAGTTGCTGCAGTGAATGCATCCTCAAGGCGCTGGGCCTGCCGGGTTTGGGTGGCAGCTGCCTGACCAGTTCGCACGCTTTCGAGCGATTGTTGGGCACGGGCTGCATTCTGATCCAGACCTGCCTGCCTTTGCTGATCGAGTCCGGCCGCGGCCAGGTCAGAACGAGTCAGGCGTTGACTGCTATCGCGGACGATCCCCAGTTGTGCGCCTTGATTGGCTCGGTAGTTAGCGAGGTCAGCACGGTCCTGAGCCTGATATGCACTGCGTAGGTCATTGGCGCGCTGGAATCGGGTCAGTGCCAGTTGAGAATCCCCTGCCTGACCCTGACTGAACGTCCCAACGCCATCACCCAGGTTTGCTGCTGAGCCCAGCGATGAAAGAGGAGCAGATGGGTCAGCACTTCGCCCGCCCGGAGATAGGTCGGCGAGCGATGTTGGCATCTGTGGGCCGTTGCCCAACGGCGCAACTGCTGCGGCACTGGACAGGTCTGCCGGCTGGTTGCTGAATTGCGGAACGCCGCCGGCGCCAACTCTGCCGACGATCGCATTGCCACCGGCGCCGACGCCTGTCGAACGGTAGGCCGAATCAAGCCCTATTGGCTGAGCGGTCTGTGTTGAGAGTGAGCTTGTACCTTGGGGCGCAGCATCAGCGAGGCTGGCCGGCTGCTGGGAGGTTTGCGCTGTGGCAGTGGCTGGCTGGCCGGGAACAACTGGCGCCAACGACGACAGGCTCTGCGGTGCAGCGACTTGCGCGGGAGCACCGAACTGGGCCGAGTTAATAAATCCGCTGGACGCTTGAGCTGAAGGGGCGCCCTGCTGATCGGCGACGACCGGCGCTGCGGCGGCCAACCCGGCCACCTTTGGCAATTGGTCAGATGCCCGCGCAATCGGACCTCCGGTCAATGATTGGACGCCTTTCGCCGCTTGGGCAGCGCGCTGTGCAGGCGTCAGATACGCCGTGGCCAGGTCTCCGATGAGATCGCCGACTGCCATGTTTGTCACTCCCGCAGGGTTTTCGATGCCCCTACGCTATGTGACTGGTGCTACGGGTCAATCAGACGGCTTCATAGGAAAGGATGTTCTCTTTCCAGAACAATGGATTCTCCGGAGGCGTGTCTCGTGGTCCGAGTATTGGCTGAACGCCGGCCCTGGCAGCCTCCACTCCCGACAATGCATCGCCCTGATTGTTGCCGTCGTTGTTGCTCCACTTCACCTGGCCGGTCACCACATCGAAGCCCACCAGAAGCGTACGCGGAAAGGCTGCTTGGCTGAGTAGCGCGGTTGTGTCGTCGAGCATTCCCTCGAAGATCATCGTGCTGTTGTCGCCAGACAATGGTAGAACGGCGTCCATCGGCACGATGGTCGGGCCCGCTCCGAGCATTCCCCTACCCATCGTATTCGGCCCTGTCTTCATGACATACCGAAGTCCATCACTGGTAAACCCAATGACCATTGACGCGCCTTCACCCGCGCCGCGCATTGGGCCTACCTGCGCCTCATTTGCGCCCGTGGCGTAATTCCACTGTCGAACGCCGTAGCCGATGGAGGTCAACGATCCGAAAACATGCTGGCTCTGGGTGTCGACTTGATATGCGGTCGGTATCGCGACATCGGCGCCCAATGTCCCTGTTTTCAGATTGAACTGATAGAGTCCCCCATCGCCTGTGTTTGGATCACTGACGAAGGCCAGGGCCTTGGTAGAGTCTTGGCATGGGATGATGCCGATATCGTCAGCGAAAAAGAATGTCGTTGCTTGGGTGTAAGGGGGATCGATCTTCAGGTATTTGCGAGTCAATCCTACATAGAACGATCCGTCGGCATCAAATCCGACTGTCGTGGTGATGTCGTCGAGCTCAACGGTCGTTTCGGCATTCGTCACCAGATTCAGAAACCACACCTTGGTGTAGTTGAATGTGGAATGCAGGGCGATGATGTTCCCGTCATAGCTCATGGTCACGCGGCAGCTGAAACCGCTATTGCTGACCAGTTGGGACGGAGGTGAATATTCATTGATGAGATCGCCGGTCGCGCCGTCGAACAGCTTCAATGGATCGGTGGTGTCGCTGGTCACAATCGCGAATCGCTGACTCATATCAAACCCTCACCACAGGCTCTGATCGAGCCTGAGCAATATTTCCGCAGTGAAATGCGCCCACAGGTGAGCCGTAATCGAGCATTTGAACCCAGGTTTCGCCGGAGTCGTAACTGATCCAAGTCTGGCCGTAGGTGATGTCTTGGCCCTCCTGGCTATCGAGGGTGATTGCCGCCGCTCCCTTTCCCCGGGTAACAATCAGCGTTGCAGGGTTTCCGATCCCCTCATCGCGGTTATAACCGTCGCTCTCCTTCCTCAAAACCTCGATGTTGCCAAGGCGGCTGCCGAGATAGAGCTGGGTGAGCGCAGAACTGGCGGTGGTGCCCGACGAGCTCAACGCAGGATCAATGACACCTACCCCCTGTACGCTGCGGTCGGTGTGGTTGTAGACGGCCAGAGCCAAGTTTCCCGACGTCACGAAGCTGGTCGCGCCATCTGGCGGTAGCGACCATTCGCTTGAGCAATAGAAGCAGTACTTGCCATTCCCGAGATACGCGACCTGGTTGTCACTCGTCATCCACGCCCAGAAACGCTGCTCATCGGGGTTTTCGGGAGCTTCGACATACCCGACCGATACTGTTTCATCACCACCGGAACCCATCATCATCGAGAAACCCGGGGTTCCAGAGTAGGTGACGATGCTGGAATCGTTAGTTGACGCGATAGCCGTCAATTTGGGGACATCGCCCGGACGGAATGCAGAAAAGACGAGCGATATCGCCACAACCCCATCGGTTGCGGTGCCTATGACACATCGATTTTCATCAAGGCCAGCGTCGAACATGGCCACGCCGCCGGCATACTCGGTGTCACCTTCAGGGAATCGGGAAAGGATCCTGGTCACCTTCGTGGTGGAGATGTTTTCTCTACTCAACCCGCCTTCTGACATGCGGAAGACGTCGCAAAACAGCCAGTAGCCCTCTTCGTCCGGGATTGGCGGCTCAGATTCCGATCCGCCCGCCTTTCTGGTGACAAATGACGAAGCAGCCACAATCATCGTCCCGTCGTTGAGGGTTACTGGCGTAGCTTTGTAGGCCACGTTGCCTTCGTAGGCGATACCTTCGTTAGGATTAACGAAGGTTCTGCTCCATGGCTGCCGGCGAGGATCGTCATCGTTCAGACCGTTGTGACCTGCTTGGTTGATTATCGATGCCTCGCCTTTGAGGACTTGAATCTGGGCAAACCACAAACCCCGAGCGCCGGCAGCCGGTATCTGACTGTTCTCCGCGAACGGGTAGAACACTGCTTCAGGGTCAACTTCGTAGGGGCCACCCTCTTCGTAAACGACCTGGGCGCACACATGCACCCTGTACCCCACATTTCCGTCATCATCGAAGAACTGGCGAGGAGCGGAAAAGCCTATCCATGGGTACTGGACCACGTCCCAGAAGGTGATGATGTTGTCGTTCTCAGGGGTGATCAATGAGCGGTCGATATCCAGACGGATGAACGACTTGGCGTTCGATATCAGCGACTCGGGGATCTGCAGCGTCCAGCCGGTAGGCGCCGCAGTCGGATTCTCGGGAATCACGGTTTCAGCTCCGTTGACGCTTTCGCTACGCACGTATGTGGGCGTGAACACCGCGAGCCTGTAAGCAAACGGATCAGACGGCAAAGCATTCCCCAAAGCCAGCCGGTCGTCAGGGGATGTCAGATAAACAGCCCCATAACCGTACATGCACCCCGTGCCGGAAAACGGCTGTGCAACACCCCAAAGTCTGGTAGCCAGACGATTTCCGGAAAATGGCTGACCAAAATCAATCTCGTTCCAAACCAAAGCCATCAGAAGCGGATTTGTCTGCGGTGCAATAATGTGCGTTACGCCGCCCGGAAGGTAGGTGTCACGACCTGGGTAGAGCTGCTGCACGTACGCCCTCTCAATGTCGGCAGACCCTGCATCGTAGTAGCGTCCAGGCAGGCACAAATAAGCCGGCAGATCCATTACTACCGCGCTCATGGCTTGCCCGGATTTCTTGGCAATAAGGAGATAACCTTCGATGATCTGCTTCTTGGTTCCGCCTACTACCCCACCCCTTGCCATGGACTGCGCTAGCTTCATCACTCGGCGCAGAAGCCAAATTCCCGAGGTTGATACGGAGCGCCTGACTACGCCCATTACACGTTTCCGGATCCGGAGATGATCTGTGCGTCCAGCGTTCCTACAGCGTTCGCTGCCTGGGCGGCAATTTGGCCGAATGCACCAGCCGCGCCAGCATGTGCGCTGCCGGTGGAGTCAGCCGCGTAGTTCCTGATGCGGTTGCCATCGATTTCGTTATCGATTCCAGCCTTGGTCTCGGCAGCTCGCAACTTGAGTTGTTCCATGCTCACTTCCACGTTGTAGTAGCTGGACAACGCGTTGTAGAAGGACTGGTAAGCCGATGCTTTGATTTGGGCCGACTGGGAGTCCAGCTGATAAAGGCTGGTATACGCGCGGAACAGGTCAGCGGCAGTGTTCAGAATCCCCAGTTTTAGCTGTGTGGCGAGCTGCACTGCCTGTTGCAGGATCTGAAGCTTGATATCTGCGTCCTTGATCGCCTGCTCACGGTTCACGTCGAGCACCGCATCAGTGGCCCGTCGTTCGGACTGGGCCAACTGATCGATGAGTGCGCCAGGCGGGAGGGAGAAACCCCTTGCTGAAAACGTCGAGGAAAGCGCTGCGCGCTCAGCACGAACAGTGCGCCCGGCTCGATCCCTGGATTGCTGCCAGACGGCTTCGAAAACGGTGCTGGCCATACCGAAAGGTGTTACGCCGCTGATCACCCCGACCAGGTAATCCTCCGGAACGTTCTTGAAGCCACCGTTGATTGATGGAAAGTAGGTGGCGAGCCACTGCTCGACATCTCCATTGACGCTGGCAATGTTTGACGCAGCATTGTCGGTTCCACCGAACAGGTCGCTGAACTTCGGCGGCTCCTGCAGATTGATGTTGCCAACCGAGTAGTTGAATTGCGTTTCCTTCAGCGTTGGCTTGGAAACGATGTTGATTCGCCCGGCGCTCCCTGATGCGTAACTGAGCGCCTGCTGTGCGAGCGAAAATAGCTGGCTGTTCGTGCTGTCAATGCTCATCGCTTTGTTCTCCGGGCGCCGGTGGCAGCGACCCATTCAATGTTGTCGATCTCGGCAAAGCTGGCATCTACCCCTTCGAGGCGCAGCTGCCAGTATCGCGATGAGGCCCCTTTTGCCGTGTTGATTCTCGCCTCTGAGCTGTCACGCTGAATAAGGCGATAGCTCTGCTCGCGGCCGAAGTCATCCGTCAGGCGCGCATAGGTCTGGCCGTCGGTGGCAATTCCGAAGAAGACGTTTTCTAGCCGCTTGGTGCGGGGGCTTCCCTGATCATCCGCAGCAAAGTCGATGAGGAATGAGAGCAGTTGTCCGTCGTCTGTCTCTCCGCCGACCTTGTACAGGCCGTCAGGCCTTGTGGCCCATAGATCAGTGCCGACGCGACAAAAACTGCTGAAACCGAAGCCGCTGTAACGCGTCACTGCTCCTGTTGCTATGTTGGTCGCGTACTGGAGAGCCTCATTTCTCGCCTGTGACGAGTAGTCGCTGATCGATATCCCGCTGGACAGAATCGTTTCGAGCACCAGGTTGGCCGAGGCTGCCGTGGGTAGCGCGAGGATTTCAAAAAGCTTGGCATCGATCGCGATGACCAGGTCAATCACTGTGCCGACGGAAAGGGTTTCTGTGATCGTCGCGAAAATGATCGGCAGATAATCAATTGCGGACTCGGGCATCAGGCCTTCGAGTATCGTAAATTCCAGCAGAGAATCGGTGTCGTAACCGGTTGCCATGGGGTCATCCAGCACCAGCTTGACTGAGGTGTAATTATCTTCAGATGCGTTCAGCCCAACCGGGAGGTCGGTCAGCTGCACACCGATATCGTTATTGACGCCATGATCCACAGCCGACATGGCAAGGTCGAAGGCCGTTGCCACCCCGTCGATGCTGATCACTGGCACGGTCGCGCTTGCATTGTCTTTCCCTGAGGCAGAGCCAAGCAAAATCGTCGTTTCCCGCGATGTAATCTCAGGCGGACGCCCAGCCAGCTCGCCAAGGCTCAGAGGTGCGCGCGATGCTCCAGAAGACGCACCGCCGATGACTGGATTGTCGACGTAGTCGCCGGAGGCGTACAGCGCTGCTGTGAGCGATTTCGTTCCTGTGGACCGCGTTCCACTGACGTAGACCTCGCCGTCCACGACCGCCGTGACCACGCCTCCAACTCGCTGAATAGTGAGCTTGGGATTCGAGCCCGGTCCGGACGAGAATGTATGGCGCTCCACGCCTGACTCGTAGAACTTGATCGACACGCCAGAGGTATAGAGTCCGTGCTCCACTGCCGCGAAACTGCCGATCTGGGAGTTCGTGGTGGATATTCCGCAGATCACGGCGCCGGCAGGAAGCTGAGGAAAGGAAAAAGAGAACGAGAAATCCCCAGCAGGTGCGGCAAAGCTGCGCGCTCCAGAGTTCCAGCCTAACAGCTGGTCAGTGATGACAGACGCCTCAACGCCTTGCACCCGCCGCTTTGCCGGGAAGCAGGTGGTGACGTCGCTCGGCACCAAAACTGGGATAAGGACCTGATCGAAGACGGTCCTGCCTTTAACGTCGACGTGCGTCTTTACGATGACGGGATAACCACTCGCCGAATCGATACCGCTTACGCCCTTGGTTGAAAGCTGTTTCGCATCAACGTACGAAACGGCAAATCCTGGCTGCGTTACGCAGTATCCAAACGTGGCAACTTGGGCAGGGATGGCCGGGATGTAGGTGGTTTTTGACCGCTTCGTGAGACGGTTGGACATAGCGGTCTTCCCGGTTTAACCCGCGGCGATAGTGACGGTGAAAAAGTTGAGCTTGCGCTCATCACCAGCAGTCCAGGTCAAGGAACTGACGACCATGTCTGCGTCTTGCAGGCCGACGGTCCCCTGCAGGCGGTTTTGCGTCAGGCTCGCAGCGCCACTGTCGGCAATGACCTGCATCCTGAAGAAGGATGGCGTGCCCGAGGCTACGATTTGACCTTGCCAGACCTCGGCGGCGTTTTTCTGAAGCGTCCCGTCCACTGCAGACGCTTCGAAGCTGATCGCCCCGCCTGCTCCATTCAAGGAGTAAGTGAGCAGCTTGACGGCATCGGCTGGGATGGCCGCATCTGCGGATGCCGGTGGAGTGCCCGACCACACGGTGATAATCGAGCCGGCCATTGCCTGCTTGAAGGAACCGGAGGACAGCATGCTGTTGCGAAGACCCGTGCTGCGCTTCATCAGACGTTACCTCCCGTGGTGATGTCGCCAGCGGCGATGGTGAATGTTCCGCTCGTTACCTGAACCGGCGCGGTCAGTGGCTGCCGATTGAACGCTGCTCCACCGGTGGCCGCTGACCACATGGAGATATGCGTCAGGGTGACCGAGGAACCGACGGTGAAGGTCAGTCCGGCGCCGAGAATCGCGGTACCGGTACCTGAATCGACGTTGAACGTGGCTGGCTGGCGAGCATATCCACCGCCAGACAGTTCGTTGGCTGTCGCCGAGTCACCCGGGTTTCCGTTGTGCAGTGCGATGTAGACCGTCCCTGCGAACAGAGCCGGCAGCACGGAATTTCGCGCAGAGAGTGTCAGGCTCATGATCAGGCCGCCGAGAGCAGTGAGATGGAGATGCCCAGGCGGAAAGTAGATCCGGCTGGAACGTCGTATGGCGAAGCGAATCGCGCGATCGAGAGCAGAATTCCGCTGTTGCTTCCCTTTCCGGAGTTTGAGCACAGGAAGCCGCTGTACAGCCGAGTAGCTGCGGTAAAGGTGAATTCGGCCTTGGTGTCCAAGTTGCCTACCATCGACGTTCCGTCGTAGGTGTTGGACCAGATCGGCCGCGTGGTCTGGGAGTAAGCGGTCGCCTCGCCCACTGCGCCGGGAAGATCGGCGCTCGTGGTTGCGCTGCTGGGGACGTAGTTCGAAGCCCCCACGCCGACATACCAGCTTGAATTGAGCGTACCTGTGCCACGCAACAGGCCGACAATGTGGTCAATCCCGGATTGGGGGATGATGTTCTGGTCTGTAAAGGTGACGATCACCTCGCCTTCAGGCGAAACGACCTCACCTTTGAAGACAAAGCCGAACTTTGCCAGGCCTTCTGGAATGTTGGTCATGGGGTGACAATCTCCGCTTCGTAATAGTCGCTGGCGGCCAGCGGGTTCGGGCCTTTCTGTCCGCGCATGGTGGTGACAACCATCTGATTGCCGTTGTGATCGACGACGCCAGATGCGCCGTATTGCGCCATTTCTGGCACGAAGTTGTTCTGGCTCAGCAGCGTGACGCTGCCATCCAGCGCGCCGACGGCGAGGCCGTACTGGGTCATCCAGCAGGCGCGGCCATCAGGCAGGATTGAACCGGTACCGGGAACGGCGCCGAATTCGAGCTTTGTGTTTTGCACGACGTCGCCCGACTCAGGCGACTGGAGGAAATAGGTCTTGTCAGCGCAGACGAACACGCCGCCATCAACCTGCAGCACAACAGTGATCGGCGCCGGGTACTGGAAGAAGTTTTTCGACATGTCGATCAGGTGCGGGCTCATGGCTACGGTGTGCCAGAGGGTTTTGCCGTCGGCGACCAGCAGGACAGAGCCCAGGGACGCGATTTGGTCACCGCCAACAGGAGCACGAAGATTCAGCGTATCGAGCCTTGCGGTATCGTCACGAAGGTTCGTCACGGCGAATGCGCCGACACCTTCGTACTGGAGATAAAGGGTCTCACCGCTCGATGACCCGACGTAAAGACGATAGGTATGCCCTGCTGGCAGCCCTTGCGGATCGAACAGCAGGCCAGCCCCATCGGTCACCGTGACCTGGATCGGGTTGACGGTGCCGCCCTCCTCACCTGAGGCATTCACCAGCGTAATCGCGCACTGATAAGTGCCAGCGAACAGTGAACCGGCGACGATCGCAGGCACCGGCTGATCGGTGACGGTTTGGACTCCCCACTGCCGAAGGATTGAACCGTCAAACCTGAGCGTTTCGGTAGCCGTGCACAGGAAGAGTTCGTAGTTCAGTACTGCTCCGACAAGCCGTCCGCTGGACGCGATCTGTGCAAGCGTATGGATTGAGCTTGTGAGGGTGTCGTAGCAGAGCAGCGAAGCGCCATCAGCGAAAACGATGCTCGAACCCACGCTAAGCGCGCCTCGGGCATCATTCGCCGGGTAACGCTGGTCGTAACCAGTGCGCAGGCCAAGCTCACCACCCACCAGCGGGTCGAGGTTGACCAGATCGCGAACAAACCCGTCCGGCACAGACTTGGAGTTTGCCCGGTTGTGGATGCCGTTCGACCAAGCGCTGTTGCTCGCCATCACCAGTTACTCCTGATCGGGCGAGTACAGGAACCGCGGCGCAGAATTGAGGCTTCGCGCGCGTCCTGGCACTTCACAAGGAATTCGGCGTAACGGTTGTTGGATTTGGTCTTATCGAAGGTCTCAGCATCACTGACGTTGTAGGCCTTGTAGGCCAGGTACAGCAGCAGATGGCGACGATCAGAAGGGAGCATGTCAGGGATCTTGTCGCACTTGTCCAACTCGCGGACCGGGCGGCGGATCACGCGAAGGCGGACCGCGCCGGATGCGGTCGGTTTCGGGCTCAGATTGAACTGGCCAGCACCGTCGAAGTAGAAATGGGATGAGCAGCCGTTGTAGGCAAGGCAATACCCGCCGCGCCATGCGTTGCTAAACGACCAGATCGAGCGCTCAAGGCAGCAGTGCGGCTGACCATCCACCCATGCACCTTTCACATCAATGATGCAGGGATCGAGGTCGAAGCGGGTTTCACCGACACCGTAGGGGATCAGCGTTACGTCGCTTTCGTCGTCGTAGAAGCTTTGGGTTTCGTCGGCGAATTCCGTCAAGCCCTCATTCGTCCACCGCACCAACTGGCTGTCGCTCCAAAAGTACGGTTGCACGTTGTCCTTCTCGTCTTCACGGAAGGCCTTGATGAGAAGCTCGACGGTTTCGTAGGCCATGACTTACGCCAACGAGTCTTGGAAGTGGTCCCACGCGTCGTTTGCCTGGGCGCGGGTCACGTTAAAGCCTGCCTGCGCCTTCAAAGCTTTCAGGGTTGGCTTGCCGGTATTGTCCAGGTCATCCGCTTCGTCTCGCTCGATGATGGCCTCAATAGCCTTGATGATCAGTGCGCCGTTCTCGGAGCCTGACTGGTCATCGCTCTCATCTTCTTCGTACGCGGCACCCAGGTAAATGCAGCCTGCCTTCAGCGCATTCTTGTGGAACTTGTTCGGGATCACGCTTCCCTGTTCGCCATCGGAAGGATCCGTTTGATAGACGCGGATGCTGTGCCCGGACGGCAGGAAAACTGGATAGGATTCTTCGCCCTTAGGCGGGAGGATACGGAGTGGTTCAGCCATGGTTATTGCCCCTTCACATGTTGAAGTGCCCCGGCGGACCGGGGCGGTTTGGTATTACTCGGAGATTTCGTCACCTTTGCGGTCCACGACGTACTCGATGTACACGCGGGCGGCGCCGGCGGTTGCTGCTGCGCCGGTCTGAGCGAAGGTCACAGTTACCGGGCCTTGGCCTGGGGTGATGTAGCCGGTCGGGGTCAGCGCTTTGATGCCAGCGGTCTTCAGGTCGATACCCGCGCCGTAACGGGCCGGCGTTGCTGCATCACCCACGCTAAACGTCGCAGTCGTTGCCGAGTTGTACGGAGTGGTCACCACAACAAATGCGCGGATGACCATCGCCCCCTCAGGAAGCACCACCACGTTCTGCGTCGCGACAGTGGCGAAGTCAGCGGAGAGCATTTCGTTGTAGCCAATAACCGGCCACTGATGGTCGTAATGGAAGTAGTTCATGAGGCCTCCTTAAGCGCCCGAGTTCGGCAGATAGTGGTCGACAGCGACCACGCCAAAGTCTTGAACCGACTTGTCGTAGATGCTGTAGAACTGAGGTTTTTTGAAGCCGATGAAACGGTCGAGGGAGACGCCCATCTGGGTGTCGTAGTTGAACAACTTCTCAACCCAGCCCGCGCCGCCCTGATCGATGTCAGCGAAGCCCAGAGCCTGCGAACCCAGCAGCAGCGTGCGGGTACCGTTGATGTTGCCGCCGGCGCCCCACTTGCTGCCCGCAGGTGCGCCCAAGGTGGTGTAGACCTTGTTCGACTCGTGGATGATTGCGCCGTCAACCGTGATGGTTGCACCGGTGAACCATGGGTTGTTGTCGCCACGAACGCCTGCGTTGGTGATCCCGTTCTGCCACAGCGGGTCCATTTTCAGGGCCGCCAAGGTGCCAGGCTGGACCAGCAGCACGAAGTACTCTTTGCCACCGGAGATCACAGGACGGATGTGGTGCGACTTCGCGTATGCGATGAGGTCCACGATCATCTTGTATTTCGGGATGCCGGTAGCGGCGATCGCGGCGGTGCTGCCGGCGATCAGATTAGAGCCGTCCCAGGTCAGATACCGTTTCGATGAGGGGGCACTCACGTCAGCGGCAAAGGCCAGACCCGGGAAGGCGGAACCGACACGAGCCGAGCCGTCAGTATTGAAGTTGTAGGCGATGCCCGACAGGGTCAGGATTGCCAGTTCATCAACACGTTGAGCCAGCCAGTTGGAGAGGCGGCCGCGAGCCATGCGGCGGAAGTCGATCACGGACTTCTGCTCGGCCAGCTTGCCTTTGCTGCGCACTGCGTTGGAGATCAGATCAATCTGGATCTCCTGGAAGTACGCCTGCATTTCTTCTTCGTTGCCTTCACGCCAGTTGTCACCGGTGACACCGTCGCCAACAAGGTCAGCAACCAGGTTCATGATGACCTGAGTACCCTTCTCGGTTTTGGTCAGCTCGGTGATGTGCTGGATGATTGCGGATTCGCCGTCGCCCAGGAATTTGTTCAGGAACATGTCGTCCCGAGCGGATTCCCAGGTCTTTTTCGACCAGTAGACTTTTTGCTGCGGCTGAAGGGCCGCGAAATTGGTAGTTGCCATGAGGGCATTCCTATAAAGGTGGCTTTGTGGTTCTGGGTATGTCGCCACCCTCGCGAGGACAGGTTTGGGCGCTCCTGATGCGCTTGAAACGGGTCAGCTTTACGCCCTGCTGGCGAGAGACACCGTGACTCGGTGAGCGAGCTACTCGGGTCGGCCATCCACTGTGAAAGCCGGATGACGTCCTTGTCCCGATGGCGCAGCAGTTACGAACTTATGTGACTGGATCGCTCCGTCAACTCACAACATCACCAGCCAACGCCGCTTCATCCTCGGCAGAAAGGTTCTTCAGTTCCTTGCCTGTCATCTTGGAAACGTCCAAGCTCGATGCTCGCGCTCCAACACCTGATGGCTTGTTCGGCACTTTGGCTGCACGATCCAAACCTTTCTGCAGATCAGGCTTAACCGCTTCCGGCTTTTTGGCCTCTGGCTCAGTCTTGGTCGCAGCGTAGCGCGGACCAATCTTGGCAGCGGCCAGTTCTAGAGCCTCGGCGGGTGTCTTGCCTTTGGCGACGAAGTGCTGATGCCAGACCAGTGTTTCGTCGATGGCATCCTGATTCTTGTCGTCGCTTTCCGCGCTGAGAAATGGGTACGCTGCATACGCCTTGGTCAAGGCGAGCTCGAACTCGAGCTTTGTCCGCTTGGCGTCGTCGGTGGCTTTGTTAGCCTGATACCGGCGATCCGCGACCTGCTCCGCCTCAGCAATAGCCGCCTTTCGTTCCTGTGCGCGAATTTCGGCCCGAATCTGTTTGGCTTTGGTGCTGTCGCCGTCCAGGAACGCAGCCTGATAGCGGTCCTCAGCGTCGTCGAAGTCATATTGAGGCGCCACTTCCTCCTTCTTCGATTCAGCGGCCGGGGCCGAGCCTTTGGCGCGAGCAAGCTCCTCTTCCAGTTCAAGGACGCGCGCACGGTGCAGCTTGGCCTCTTCGTTTACCTCGTTGAAACGGGCGTGCGGGATCATCTTCGGCTTATCGTCGCCGGCGATAGAAGCCAACGTGTCGGCGCTGTACTGCGGCTGGTCATTGTCCAGCTCACCGCTACCTGGCTCGGACTGGTAATCAGGCTTTACTGACTGTTGTGCTACGGCGCCTTCAGGATCATCCTGCGGCGGCACGTAGTCTTCCCCGCTCAGTGCGGCCTCTTCGGCCAGTCGAGCGTTGATGTCTTCTTGCGACTCTTGTACTGCTTCAGCTTTACTCATGGTCTGCCCCTGGGTGTGCGTGATTACTTGGCGATCTTCTGGAGTTCGGCCATTTTCTCTTTGGCCAATGCCTGGGCGGCCTTCAGCCGTTTCGGGTCTTTTTGAATCTCAGCGGCCTCGGCCAGCGAACGAAGGTCCTGCTCGACCTTCCATTTCATGTCTTCGGCGGCCATGTCGGACTTGCTCATGCGGGTACTCCTTCGATGCGCTGGGTTTCGATACCGGTATCCATGCCTACAGCAGGACTTGCCGGTGTGAGCGGGTTGGTGTTTTTGGGTAAGTCAGGCCCAGCCAATACCGTGCCGGTGTACTCAGGCACGATTGGCGCGGCGTTGTGATCGACGTAGCCGGCCGACAGCAGCAGTGCGTCGGCCAGGTTTGCGGTGGCTGGTGTCTGCGCAATGGTTGCGGCGGTCTGAATAGCGCTGAACTGGGCTGTCACGGACTTGGCAACGGTGTCTGCGCGCGTGTCGTCGGCCTGAGCCTTGAGCAGGTCCAGGCTTGCGGCTGACTTCGCAGCATCTGCCTGTGAGCGGGTGGTTTCGGCCTGTGTCTTCTGCGCCTGGGCGGCCAGTAGTTCGGCCTTGGCCTGCAAGGTAGGATCCACTGGCGGCGCCGGCTGCTGCGACATCGCGTCGACGATTTCCTGCTTATTGGCGAGGTTCGAGTAGCCGATGATGAAGGACCACGGAATGTTCGCCCCCTTCTCTTTCAGTTCGATCGCCTGCAGGAACTGGCTGTTCTCGAACGTGATCTGCGCCGGCGCCTCGGTGACGATGACGTCGTACTCGCCGATGGTCAGGTCATTTAGGATGCGCGCGTCAGCTTGCGGCCAGTTCAGCGGGATTTCGGTGGTGGTTTCGCGTCCGGACGGATCAGCCTCGGTGATGCGCAGGATGCGCGGCTGGTCGTAGTACATCTGGACCAACTCCAGCATGCGCGTGGCAAGCATGGAGCGAGTCCTAGCCAGGTTGTCCAGCGGCACGGCTAGTTGCTGTTGTGCCGCGAACTGTCGGGTCTGTATGGCAATTCCCGAGACTTCATTGCTCTGAGCACCGGACATCGCCTGATTGACGCCTGTGGCTGTCTCTAGCAGGGCCGTGGCTCGATCGATCACCCGATCCATGCCGGTCGGTACCTGATTCGGCTGGATCTTCTGCGGGCGGTCAGCGACTGCGGTTTCTTTCTTCACCACCAGGTGCAAGCCGGTCTCGGCGCCGCGATCAGCGAGCTCCTCATCGGTCATGTTCACAAGTGACCCAGCAGTAGTGATCCACCCGCTGTTCGCCGTTGTGTTGATGATGTGCAGCATTTGGCTCATCGACTTGTTCAGCAACTGCTGCGGACCAATGGCGTCATCCACAAGGCCACGAGTTTTGCCGCGGCGAAACGTCGGGAAGAACGGAACAACGGTGAAGTGGTTGAACGGCGACCAGTCATCATGCAGCACCCTATCCTTGGTGGTGATCAACCAGCGCACGCGGCGGACTTTACGTTTCTGGCGAATCCCGCCGGCGGCGATCATCTCTTCAACGGCATTTGGGTTGATGTCCTCTACCAGTCGGATGTCGCCGGTCGCGCTGATCACGACGTCAGCCGTATCCATCTGCCAGAACTGCCGATCAATGATTCTGTAGCGCTTGGTGGACTTGTCGTCCTCGTCTTCGCCGTAGAACTCTGGAAAGAAGGCGTCGGCATCACCGAACTTGGCGCGTTTGATGTCGTCAGCCACCGGCAGGAAGGTGTCGCCGGAGTAATCGTTCTCGTCCAGAGCCTTGAGCGCCTTGGTGCCCATCAGCATCTCAATCTCGACCTGGGTGAGCATTCGAGTGATGGTTACGTCAGCCCAATCGTCAGGGTCGTAGCTGTTCGCGTCGGGATCAGGGATCACATCCATCGGGTCAAGGATGTCAATCTTGATCTCGCCGAGGATTGTGTCGGCGTAGCTCATGCGGATGTCGAAGAACCCGCGCTGCTGGATTACTCCATCACTAAAGACCTGAGTTTCCTTGAAGTGCAGCTGGTTGTTGTCGGCGATCTGCATGGCAAGCTTGGAAAGGGTGCTGGCTGTTTCTGCGTCTGCTGCACCTGCGCGCGGACGGAATCCGATGTCCATGCGGTTTCCAATCTGGTAGCCGACGGCCGCATTGATCTTGTTTTTTATCTGGTTGAACTCGAGAGCTGGACGGCCAGCCTCGGCTAGAATCTGCCGGTCGATGTCTTTCCACTGGCAGCCCCCGCCCAGGTAATAGTTCTCGCACTCGCGAGCCTTCTCGACGTAATCGCGATGACCGCGGTTAAGGCCGTACTCGTAGCGCGACCAGTTGTCCGTCGCTTTCTGGTTTTCGGTGGCTTCAGCCATGTCAGGCACTCATCGCAGATTTACGAGCGTTCCGGCGCAGTAACTTCGCCTTCCAGTCATCGATGTGTTGGTCGTCAGCGGAAACTGGCTCAGCGAATGTCAGAGCCAGTGCATCGCCGTCGTCAGGAGAACGACCGATTTCCTTTTTGGCGTCTTCCTTTGGCTTGAGCTTCAGCTGGCCGTTGCTGGTGTACTTGTCCTTTGAGACGGATGTGAGGTCGCCATGCAGCTGGTCGTCGTCAGGGATTGATGGGGTTATGTCGTCGTGTATCCACTCAGCCATCTCGCCCCACATCTCACAGCGCTTGTTGGCGTATTTTCGGGTATCGGATGCGTTCGATCCGAAGTTAACGGCTGTCACCCGTTCGCCGAAATTCAGTTCGACCAACCGGTCGTATATCCCGGCACCCAAGCCACCGATGTCGATGAACATCATGCGAATGGTCTTGTCGTCCATCAGCATGCGGGCGGCCTGCCCTGCTACAGCCATGGTGTCAGGGACGTTGTTGCGCTCGATCCCCCAGGCAACTCGGCCTTGGCGGTGGATGAACGTCGAGGTGTCGCCACCGCGCGCCGGATCGAGGCCCACAACGTGAGCGCCGATGCGCTGCATGTGCTTGATCTGCTTTTTGCGGGCGAGCGACACCTTGACGGTCTTGATCAGGGGCTTGTGGCCGACCTTCTGGAATGCCAAGTCAGGCGTGGCCGGGTATTCCTGGTTGAACCAGTCTTCATCGCCAGCGAAGTCGGTTGCAATCTTCGCCGCGCGCCAGGCCATCTGCTCTTCATCGAGGTCATAGGCCTCCATGTATTCGTAGTCTTCCTCGCTCATCTCGAAATCTTTCGGGACGGCGCGACGGTAGCCACGCTCTACGAACCACGGGATGAAGACGGCCATGTAGTCGGACTTTCCAGCGACGGCCAGGGTCCAGAACTGGTGATACAGGTTGCCCATGCCGTCGGCGGTTGATTCGATAATGGCTTCGCTGCCTTCGATCAGCGGGACAGTCTGACCAAGGCCGGCCATGATCTTCTTGGCGTTGGGCCAGAACGCCATTTCCGAGGCGTGCAGGTATTGGATGGTGTCTGACCGTCCAGCGCCTGGGCTCCCTGCCGTTGCGACCTTGTAGCCACTGCGCAACTTGGCGAATGAAAGCTCGGTGCCGGAGTTCGCCTTGATGGCTGGGCGCAGCGTGTCGTCGCTCAGCTCGAAGAACGTCTTCGCCATGCCGAACAGGTTCTGCGTGGCTCCGTCCAGGTGGGTGAGGATCATCGTGCGCTTGCCGAAGCCCATGCAGGTGCGCTTGTAGAAGCGAGCTGCGACGTAGGTGCTGATGCCCTGTTGGCGCCCCTTCAAGACAATCACGCGAACCCAGCCAAGCTCGGCGCGCTGCTCCTCGATACGCGCATGCAATACCCGCTGCGCGTCGTTCCACACGAACGGGAGGATTTCGCCTTCCTTCGTGCGGATCTTCAGATTGCGCGCGCAGTACAGCTCATCATCGGTGATGAGTTGGGTGAGCATGGCGTCGGCTGACATGGTTAGGCGAACGGGTCAGCAGGTTTAGCAATGGAGCGCACGAACCACATGAAGCCTTGCTGCAGGTTAGTTTTCGCCAGCGCGAGAAGGCGTGGATCGACTCCTTCAATTTGGCCGATCTGCTTAAACAGCTCACCGGCATCAGCCTCAAGCGACTTGATGGAATTCATACCGTCGATTTCTGACTGAGTCAGATCGCGGTAACCGGTGATCTTCTTGTGCTGATTGTCCAC